TTACTGCTCATCCACCTTCCCCCGCAATGCCTTGACCCGCCCGCGCTGAACTTTGCCCTCCATCCGCCGCTTCTGCGACCCCAAAGTCGGCTTGGTCGCCCGCCGTACCAGCGGCGGCCGTGCCGCGTGGCTCACCAGCGCATGCAGTCGGGTGATGGCATCCCTCCGGTTCGCCTCCTGGGTGCGGTAGCGCTGCGCCTTGATGATGACCACGCCGTCGGCCGTGATGCGCTGGTCGCGCAACTTCAACAGCCGCTCCTTCACCGCCTCCGGCAATGATGACGCCCCGATATCGAAGCGCAAATGCACCGCACTGGAAACCTTGTTGACGTTCTGCCCGCCCGCACCTTGGGCACGGACGAAAGTGAGTTCGATTTCGGTGTCGGGGATGGGGATTTCGTCTTGCATTTGGGTGGCTATTATGTCCCTGATTTCTTCGCAGGAAAATTGTGCGATGATTGCGTCTTTTATTTCACATTATCAGCGAAGCATGGCCGATCCCACATCACTCATCGTATCAGCGGCTGCCCTTGTAGTATCGATTGCAACCGCTTGGCTCACACTCTTTCGACGCGGCATCTTGAAGATGACCAAACCCACAGTAGTTTACTTTGGCGCAGATGGCCCGATAAAGCTCGGTGAAGATGTCCCTAGGAAAATTCACCTTCGATCGCTGATGTATAGCACCGGAAAGCGGGGGTGCGTGGTTGAGGCAATGTTTGTAACCCTACGCAGAGGTGAGTCCCGCCAAAATTTCAATATCTGGGTTTACGGCGATGCCACGCTTTCCCGTGGCAGTGGTTTGTTCGTCGGAGAAACTGGCGTGGTGTGCAACCATCATTTTTTACTCCCGGCCGACGGAACTCAGTTTCAATTTCTCGCGGGGGAATACCAAGTCGATGTGTTTGCAACCCTCGTTGGTAGTGCCAAGCCGCACAATCTGTGTTCAATCACGCTCACACTATCAGATGCGGTTGCCCAACAACTACTCACCCCAGAGAATGGCGCATATTTTGACTGGGGGCCAGATTCCCAGCAATACTCCGTACACGTAAAAAAATCTCGGTACATCCAAGAGCTACCTGATTTTATCGTTCCTAGTAACTAACTCTTCAGTCGGCGAGTTACGGCGCCTTACGCCTAACACCATCCCTTCCCCTGCTGCCGCGCCGAGCAGCACAACCAAGACGGGAGCTTTCGGCGAGCACTGTTTGAGCTCCGCGACAAGCCGCGTTTTGTGCGGCTTGTTAGGGCGAGTTGCGCAGCCGCCCGGCTTGGTGAGCAGCGAAGGGAACCCCGAAGGGGCGCGACAGGGGGTGCCTTTTTGTTGAGTTACTGATCCGGGGTGAGATAAATAAGGGGGGTGGAGTGAGATAAGTCTGGGATGTGGTGGGATTTGGTGGGATTAGACGGGATGGGGATTTAAAATTAATTGCGACAGGCGAAAATAAAAACGCCGAAAAAATTAGCCGGCAATTGAACGGATGTGTTGGTTGATAATGGCCACGATGTCCAGTTTGTCCTGGTCGGTTAAATTGAAAAACGGGCGGGCTGGGGTGCCGGGGTGGTTTACTTGTTTTACAGGGTGGCCTGCGCCTAGCCAGTATAGTGCTTTCTTGTTTTTTGGTTTAATGATGTGCGGGCGTGTTTTATTCTGTTGATAGATGGCGTACTTACGGTTGGTGCCGACGCCGGCAGTATTGGATGTACTAAATGGCGTAATGGATGCGGCGAGTTTGCCGCTTTTTTGAAGCAGCTTTGCACCGGCACCACGTTGCGCTCTTGTTGATCTTGCCATCGGTGCCCATTTCGGGCGGCCTTCGTTGGCGAAATTATCTTCGGTGGAACGCAGCATCTGTTGCGCAATTCTGGCTGTAGCGACGCTTTGATCCTGGCCGAACTTGGCCAGGCGATCAAACGCGCTGACAACGGCGCGGTCGTCTACTTTAAGTGCAACCAGGCTCAATGGTAGGCCGCCTTTCCGGGGTTGTAGTCCCAGCCGACATCGGGGGTGATGATTTTACCGGTGGCCGGATTCTTATATCCGCGCACCGTCTCACTGGCCATGCTGCCGTCGCGGCGTTTCCAGGTCTTTTCAACATCCTCCATACGTCCTTCACCGCTGCTGGTTGTAAAGTCGCCACGCTCGCGCTGGAAGTCTTCGCGGCTTGAGGCAGACCAGCACCTTTTGGTTGACGCAGATTCCAGGAACGTGGCTGATGTCGTATTCGCGTCCCTTGAAATCAATGGTCATGAATTCGCTGACCTTGCGCTCGATCGGCACGGTGCGGGCCAGTTCGCGGCATAGTTCCAGCGGCGGGGCGATGCGCAGCTGGTCTTCCTTGATGCGCATCCAGGCGCCATAGCGGGTCATGCCGTGGCGGCTGTGTTCATGGCTGGCATTGAACATGTGCATCCAGCGCCTGGCCTGGAAGTTGAGTTCATCCAACGATTGGACGTCGAGGCCTTTGAGGCAGCCTTCAAATTCACATTCGATGATGTCGTGGGACTTTTCTACCGAGCCGGTGGCGCGGGCATTGCCCGGAAGGTGCCAGCGCAGATCGATTTGCAGGCCGCGGCACATGTTCTTGAATACGCCGGCTGTATTGGCACATCCGGGGTCAACGTAGACTTTGAACGGTACCCCGTAGAATGGGTAGGTTCCGCGCTGCTGGATGGCGTTGAGGAAAACTTGCGCCACGTTGGCGCCGGACTCGCCGCCGAAGACATATTCGACATAGATAGCGCCGGTGCAATGGTCTACCACGGCGTAGCGCCAGACGCGATCCATTTCCACTTTCCTGAAATTGGCCGGTTTGTTTTTTTCAAACACCGCTGCATCCATGACCTGCAGCCCGCCCTTGGGAAGGTAATAGAGCACACAGAGCGAGGCATCCAGCTGCCACAGGTGGTTGGGATGCCTGGAGGCCATCTGGATGGCAGGCGGCGGCGCGGTCAGGGTTTCGATATCCAGCCCGTAGCCTTTCAAGCCGCGCCGGATGGCGGATATGGATAGCGGGAAGAATTCGCCGGTTTCCTCGTCGGTGCGCCCGGCGTTGATCTCGCCGTTGGAGCGCAGGATTTTCACCGCGCGTTCCAGCGTGGCCAGGCGCTTGCCGTTGGCGCGCGTGTTGTAGCGCATGTAGGCGGCGATCAGTTCGGCATCTTTGTATTCCAGCGCGGTTTCGCCACTATCAGACCGGCGCTTGCGCGGGTTGGCGACGGCTACGCCCTTGATCTTGCGCATCAGCGTGGCACGGGTGATCCCCAGCTCGGCACAGGCGGCGCTGTAGATCGCCGTCTTGTTGCCATGCCCGGCGATGCGTGCGGCTTGCGCGATTTCTACCAGGCGTTCGGTGAGGGCTGGGGATGACATGGTTAGTTGGCCTTTCCAGACCCGTTCTGGCCTGCCAATCCCGCTTGCGCGGCTTGCCATTCGTCAGCCGCTTTTTGCATCACGGCATCCGCTCCCGGGCGCAGCCAGAGCGGAGTTGGGTCGCTGTCAGGCGATGACTTGGAAAGGCCGAAGTCTTCGCGGACTTTAAGGATGGCCAGTTCGATCTGTGCCACCAGGCCAAGCATGTACTCTTGATGCTCGCCGCCGTTGTCCAGGGCGTGCTCGGTGAGGGCGCGGAAAGATGGGATCAGCTGGTTGAGAATGGTGTGCTCGGCCATGAACGCATGCACGCTGGCCTCGGTGCGCAGCTCCCTGGCGATGTCGTCCGGCGGCAAGGTGGCGACGCGCTGTTCTTTTTTCATGAGCTTGGCCGCCAGGTTGTCAATGGCGGCATTCTTATCCGTCAGAATGCGACCGGTGGCTTCTTCGTTCTGGCGGGCTTCGCGCAGGGCGGTCTTGAGTTGGCTGTAGGTCATGATTTCGATGTCGTCCAACGTCAGGCCGCGCACGGATTCACCATCTGCAAGCTGGATTAGTTCGTCATCGTCCATCGCTAACAATTCCAGCAACTTGGATTGACTGCCGATCTTGTCGGTCAAAAGCGGCAAATTTACGCTTTTGGAAAACTTGAACGCAGCCTTCATAAGGCGCTGCGCCAATCGTAAATCTATCCCCAGCAACTCGACCCGTTGCTGAAACTCACCATGCGGCGTGAGTTCCTTGAGGATCAGCAGGCGCTTGCCCAGCTCCAGGCAGGCTTCGGCGGTGCGGCGCTGGTAGAAGCGGATTTCATCTTCCAGTGCGCCGACGGTCAGGGCACCGTCATAGCCGAGCTGGTGGGCTACGGCGTGGGCGTTTTCATTAGCCTGCGAGGTGGCCAGCGCCAGCGCGTTGACTTTTTCCATGTCGGCGGCCATCTGGCCGTGGTCGAATGTGTCTTGCGTGGGTTCCGGTGCTTTCCTGGGTTGCCTTGCCATTTTTATCTCCTAGTTTTCGCGGGTGTAGCGGTTACGGGCTTCTTCGACGCGCCGGGCGGCGATGTCGATGTTGTTGAGGATGGCCAGCGCCCTTTGGCCGATGCGGGGGGCGATGCGGGCGTTTTCGTTGTGCGGCATGCGCTCGGCAATGCCGGCTTCGACCAGGTTGTGCAAGTCGCGGGTGATGCAGCTGGGGCTGGCGCCGACGGCCTTGGCCAGCTGGCTGGGGGATATGCCTTCAATCTCATGGCCGAACATGGCGAGCATGACCTTGAGCACGCGTTGCTGGCCGGCGTTGTCGTAGCGGTGTTTGGCCATCATTGCTCCTCGGCTACGAAATCAAGTTCGGGTTGCAGGTGTTTCTGCACGTTGGCGTGGTGCCAGCCGGTGGCCTGCATGTGGGCGACCAGGGCATCCATTGTTTCGTTGGTGTCGGTTGCCCCTTTGTAGAAACCAGCCAGCAAGGTCATGGCGCTGTGGAAGCTTTGGTTCAGTTGCATCATGTCGCCGTCGGTGATGGCCTTGCCGGCCGGGATCGGGATCAGCAGGTTGCCGTCGCTGTAGGCCATGTAGCGGGTAACGAAATTGCAGCGGCAGGCCAGCTGATAGCTGCGGATGCGGTTGAGCGGCATGCTTCCGTTGGCCAGCCACTTGTAAAGGATGTCGGCGGTGACGCCCATTTCATCGGCGATGCGCTCGATGGAGAGGTTGTGCATTTCCTTGGCGTAGTCCTTGCACAGGCGCAGCGCCTCGGTATGCGACCTTGGAATTACCTTTTTCCAATTTCTGGCCATTTTTCTAAATGCCTCCGGGGATTGGTTTCGAAACAAATGCTGGTTTTTGCCCTATGCAAAGCCTTTGCTCGGTTGCAAAATGGCGGCAAGTCAAAACGAGCGAGGTCATCTATGCAGCTCTACGCAATTGGTCACGGGAGACATATCTGCCCGGCCATAAAACGTGAATGGAAATACCGGTTGCTTGTGCGATTGCCTTGGCAATGCGAGATGACTTAGTGCGCCCATGAACGACGAGTGAGACGGCGTTGTGAGAAACGTCGAGTTTCTCGGCAATGCTGGATTGACTGGTGCCAGCCTTCATCAAGGCGGCGCGTATGTCTGCTGGGTGCATTTTTTACGGGCTTTTTCCGGTTACGGTTTCAAGTTGAAACCAGTATAAGGGTTCAAAATGAATCATGTCAATAGTGATAAAACAAATAAATTCCATCGTGAATCAGTGGAGGGGTTTGATGCTGTTCTCGGCAGAATGATGAAGGTGCTGGGGAATCCATTATTCAGAAGCTACGGGGAGGCGCTTGATGTCTCTGAAAATACGATAAAAACATGGAGAAGGCGCGGTGCGGTATCGTTGAAATATCTGGAAGGTTTTTCCCGTGAGCACAATGTCTCTTTGGATTACCTACTGAGAGGGGTTGAGGTTCAAGATGAATCCGCTGGTGGTTTTGTGCCGGAACGAGCGAGTTACCAGGTCAACGATGAGCCAAGGGGAAGATCGTCTTCAAAAGAATCTGTTCTGATCCACCAGTTCAATGTGAAGGGTAGCGCCGGGTATGGCACCGTGGTTTACGATGAGCAGGCGATTGGATACCTTGAAGTCAGCCGCTCTTGGGTGCGTGACGTGCTGCATGCAGAGCCGGGGAAGGTAGATATCATCAAAGTGGATGGCCATAGCATGGAGCCTACGTTGGCCGATGGTGAGCAGGTTCTGGTAGATCGGCGTTGCGACCACTTCGACAATGATGCGGTGTACGCCATTCAGTATGACGGCCACCTCAAAATCAAGCGGGTGCAGATACGGTTCGATGGATCTGTGGCAATCAAGAGCGACAACCCAGCCTACGATACCGAGGTGCTAACCTCTGAACAATCCGAGCTGCTGCGGGTTATCGGCAAGGTGTTGCCGTGGAAGTTTGGAAAGTTCAAGCTGTAGGCATGCGGCTAAACCACTAAAGAGGGAATTATCTTAAGAGGGATATATGAAAGAGGTGATTTTTATTGGTGGAGCACTGGCATACCTAGGGTATGTCCTGGTTGCCAAGCGGGGGCAGCCAGACTTTAAAGGCTGGTTAACCGGGGCCATCGTCGGATTGGTTGGTGTGGGGCTGGCTGTTTGGATACCAAATGCATATCAGCATTCATCTACTACTGAAGCCAGATCAATCCCTAATGCCGACACAACCGTAATACCGGAGACCAAGCGGCCTCCAGAATTTGAATTTACGTCACTCGCGGATGCGATTGTGGCATTCAAATCCAAGATGACTGATTTCGATGATGCCGATATTAGCCAAGGCGCTGCTTTTCTTGCTTTGTGGGGTGCAAAGCATATGAGCTGGGAGGAGTTGCAAGCGGTTGACCAAGGGAAATATGCGCTGGTGATGAAAGACCCGGATAGCCAGCGCGGTAAACGTCTATGCACTCATGGCGGAATTATCGAGATCGAGGTTGATAACGGCATTCAGGATAAGGTGTATCTGGGCGGTATGATTGACGAAGCTGCGCGCGTTTACCGATTTGTGGCAGTTAAATCTACAGGTGATCTGGTCGGTGGTAGTGTGGCCAGATTTTGCGGAATTGTCACCGGGAAAAATAATTACCAGAATAGTGGTGGTGGCGTAGAGCATGCGGTGCATCTGGTTGGCATGTTCGATTTGCCTGAAAACAAAAAGTGAATAGTTGCGGCTTCATATTGGCCATGTTGGCCATTTTGTTTAGTGGGGTAGCCGATGCCGGGCAGTATCGGAGTTATGCGGCGAAGCGGGATTTCAAGGCGGCGCATCCTTGCCCGGCGAACGGGAAGACCAAGGGGTCTTGTCCGGGGTATGTGATGGATCATGTCAAGCCGCTGTGTGCGGGGGGTGCGGATGACCCCAGCAACATGCAGTGGCAGACGCTGAAGGATTCGAAAAAGAAGGACAAGGTGGAGCGCAGGATGTGCTCGCACAAGAAAGCGCATCAGGCGGGTTTTGCCGGACGGGTGGCTACAAGGGCACCCGTTTGTTGTTTTGAGGCCGTATAAAGTTTTATAAAACGGTTTTAGAGGGGGTTTGGGGTGCGCGGGCGGAGGGGTTTTCGCTGATTGCATCCCTTGCTTGTATTTTCCTGCTTTGAAAGTGCCCTCACCCTAACCCTCTCCCGCTTGCGGGAGAGGGGATCACCCCCTCCTCTTCACTGACCATTCCCAAGATTTAAAAGCGCCCTCACCCCCACCCCTCTCCCGGAGGGCGAGGGGTGACAACGACGCGACGGGGGTCGCCCTGCGCGCAGTTTTCCGTCCGGCACAAACTGTGCCCCATGAACACACCGAACCTTGTACCGCTCAAGCCTTTTGATGCTTTCAAGCCCGGCAGCTTTGTTGCCAACGATGGGCGCAAGCTGACTTTTCAACCCAGCGTGATTGATGAGCTGGCGGAGAGTTACGATCCGGCCGTTTTTGCCGCGCCGATTGTGGTGGGCCACCCGAAGACGGATTCACCGGCTTATGGCCATGTGGGGGCGCTGGGTAAATCCGGCGAGACCCTGCAGGTGATGAAGAGCGAGGTGACGCCGGAATTCGCGGCGGCGGCCATCGGCGAGAAGCGCTACAACAAGATCAGCATCAAGATGTTCCTGCCGGATTCCCCGGCCAATCCCAAACCTGGAAAACATTACCTGCAGCACGTCGGCTTCCTGGGCGGCGTGCCGCCTGCGGTGCCTGGCATGGCGCCGGTGGCGCTGGCGGCGAGCGATGACGGCAGCGTGGAGTTCAGCGTGGCTTTCGATTACGAGGATCGCGTGGTCGCGCGGCTGTTCCGCAGTTTGCGCGACTGGATGATCGGCGAGAAAGGCGTGGAAACCGCCGACCGCGTGTTGCCGGATTGGGATGTCAACACGCTGGCCGAGGCGGCCGTGCAGGAAGAAGAAGGGGATCAACCACAAGCCGCATTTTCGCAACAAGTAGCACCCCTACCCTCACCCCCTGCCCCTCTCCCGCTTGCGGGCGTGGGGAGCACATCCACGAAAGGAGTTGAAATGTCTGGACAAGCAGCGGCGGATGACGCCGCGTTGAAACTGCGCGAGCAGGAACTTGCCGCGCGCGAGGCCGCCCTGGCGGAAAAGGAAAAGGCGGCCCAGGGCGCCGAGTTTGCGGCGTATGCCGACAAGCTGGTGTCCGAGGGGCGTTTGCTGCCGGTGCAAAAGCTGGCGGTGACGGAAATCCTGACGGCACTGGCAGAGCGCAAGGAGCCTTCGGCCGCTTTTGCCGCCGGCGACGAAAACCACGGCAAAACGCCGCTGGAACTGGCGCAAGGTCTGCTGGCCGCGCTGCCGGTGCAGGTGAGCCTGGGTGAGCTGAGGAAGCCGAAAGAGGGTGCAGCTGCACAAGCAGCGAGTTTCTCGACGCCAGCCGGATACAGCATGTCGCCCGAGGATGCGGAGCTGTACCAGGCCGCAGTCGAGTATCAAGCATCACACCCAGGCGTTGACCTGATTACTGCGGCTTTGGCCGTTAAACCTAAGTGAAAGGAAAATAAGTCATGAGTGCTCAAGCCTTGAGTTTGATGACATTGAACCTCACCGCGACAGCGGCGGTTGTGAAGTATCGCGCGGTCACGATGGGTGGCGCCAACGGCGCGGCCGACCTGCTTGGCGTGTCGCTTACCGATGCCAATACAGGCCAGATGTTTCCGGTCGTTACGCATGGCACGGCCATTATCGAGGCCGCCGGTGCGATCGCGGCTGGTACCAAATATCTCACGGCGGCAGCCGATGGACGCGCGCAAGCCGGTGGAGTTGTTGCCGCTTGCCTGGGCAAGCTGAAGCCCGGACAAAGCGCTTCCGCTGCCGGCGACCTGGTCGAAATCGTCCTCACACCAACCGTTTAACAAGGAGAAAAGACATGCTTAACCAACAACAGGGGCGGGTGATTGACCCGATTCTGACGACATTCGCGCGCGGCTACTTGCAGAACGATCTGATCAGCAGCCTCATTTTTCCCGAAGTCGATGTGCCTGTTTCGGGCGGCCAGGTGATTACCTTCGGCAAAGAAGCGTTCATGCTTTACGACACGCAACGGGTTCCGGGCGGGTCTACAACACGCATCGAAATCTCCTATAACGGGCAGCCCTATGCCCTGGAAAACCATGCGCTGGAAGTGCCGGTGCCGGATGAGCTTGGCCGCGATGCGATGATTGTTCCTGGTATCGACTTGGCTCAGGAGAGCCTGGGCGTCGCCCTGGACGCAATCATGCTGCGCCGTGAATACCAGGCGGTGCAGCTGGCCTCGAACGCCGCCAATTATGCTGCCAGCAACAAGCTGGCGCTGAGCGGCGTGACGCAATGGAGCAACGCCGCATCGACGCCTAAAAATGACCTGGTGACTGCGAAAGCAGCCATCCGCGCGGCCACCGGCAAGTTTCCGAACGTGGCGGTTCTTCCGCCCGGAGGCATTGCGAAACTCGACAACCATGCACTGATTCGTGACCGGCTGAAATTCACGAGTTCCGACAGCGTCAACGCCGACATGCTGGCACGCTATTTCGAAGTCGACAAGGTGGTGGAATGCAACGCGGTCTATGCGACCTCGGCCAACGCCAACATGAGCGACGTCTGGGGCAATAACGTGCTGTTCGCCTATGTCGCGCCAGCACGCGGAACAGCGCGCTCCGCGCGCACACCATCGTTCGGCTATACCTATCGGCTGCGTGGCCATCCTTTCGTCAAGGTGCCGTATCGCGATGAGAACCGCGAATCCTGGGTGTATGGCGTCCATTACGAACGCGCCCCGGTGATTGCTGGAGCTGGTGCCGGATTCCTTCTTCAGAACGTGTTTTAAGGGAGGAGTGACATGAAAGACTACATCTGCAATACCCCGTTGGCCGGGATCGAAGACAAGCCGCTCCCGGTTAACGCCAGGGTATCTCTGAAAGATGAAGATGCGCAGCCGTTGCTGGAGCTGGGTGCGATTCGGCTTGCCGATGAAAACTCTGATTCCGCTTCAGCACCGACAGCCTCCACAGTCACTACCCAGGCCGATGACGCCGAACGCATGGCTGCGATCAAGGATGCCATCGGGAAAATTGATCCGACGGACAAGGCTTCCCATACCACGGACGGCCGGCCGACTACGGCAGCGATTGTTGCTATTACCGGCTGGGACGTATCCGCCAAGGAGCGTGATGCGGCCTGGGCTGAACTGAGCGCTCCGGCTGCCTGATGAGCTACGCCACACCCGATGAGTTTGTTGACGGGTTCGGCCTGCGGGAAACCAATATGGTCGCGGATCGTGACCAGGACGGGTTTTATGAGCCGGGGGTAGTGCAGGCGGCGCTGGATGATGCCAGCCAGCAGATCAACTATGCGGTGGGGCAGAAATGCCCGCTGCCGCTGCCGGAGAGTACCTCGGCCGAAGTGAGGGGGATGCTGCGGCGCTGGTGCCTGGATATCGCGCGTTACCGTTTGACCGGGGCTTCCGGGGTGGTGGTGACGGACGATATTTCCGACCGCTACAAGGAGGCGCGCGCTGACCTGGACAAGGTGATCGCGGGCAAGTTGCTGATCTGCCAATTGGGTGCGACGGCTGCCGACGGCAGCGGCGGGCTGAATGTGGATGACGGCAGCGCCGGGCGGGCGGAATCGGAAAGCGCCGGGCGGATTTTTACGGTGGGGCAGAACGCGGGCTTTATGGGGTTGCTGGGATGAGTGTGATCGGCGCGGTGGAGGATGCGATCATCGCGCGGCTTGATAAAACAGTCGGGCTGCATCCGGCAAATGCCTGGCCGTACCGGGTGCCGACCATTGCCAGCTACGGCGGGCAAATCGCGGTGGACGATGCGGGAAACCCGACGGTGATGGCGACTTTTAACATGCCGGCGCTGTTCGTGGCGTTTGGCGATTTCAGGATGGAGAAAGCCCTGGGCGAGCGCACGGGTAACTACAACCTGGACTATGTGGTGTATTGCGCCGCTTACAACACGCGCAACGAACGGGCGCAGCGGCAAGGCGCTCCGCATGAGGTGGGGACGTACCAGCTGGCGGAGGATGTGGCCGGGATACTGGCCAACCAGCGGCTGGGGCAGCCGATCAAGCCGTTGCGGGTGAAGCGCATCGAGCCGCTGTTCGGTGCGCGGCGCAACGAGGCGAAGGCGGTGAGCGTTGTTGCGGTACACCTGACCAGCCAAGTGCAGTGGGAGGCCGACCTGCCGGATTGCGCGGTGGTGGAGGGCATGGCCGAGTTGCAGAGCATTGCCGATGGGTTTTACCTGCCCGGCGAGAACGATCCGCGCGTCAGCGCTGAATTTAACCTGGAGAACCCCGTATGAACGACAACATTATTTACATCATCGGCAGCCCGGACGTGGCGCTGCCGCTGGAAGGCCGGCCCGGACAAGTGGCCGGTGCCACGGCGACGCCGGTGGAGGATAGCCACTATTACCGCCGCGCGATCCTGGACGGCGATATCCGGCTAGCGACCGATGAGGAAATCGCCGCGCTGGATGCGAAAACCCAAGCGGAGGCGGAACAGGCTGCGGCAAGTGCCGCCGAGCAAGCCCCCAAGACCGGTAAAAAGGAGAACAAGCAATGAGCACCACCATCTTTTTCGACACGATCCCGGCGAGCATCCGCAAGCCGCTGACGTATGCGGAATTCAACCTGAAGCTGGCCAACCAGGGATTGTCGGCGAATTTGCAGCCGATCGTGATCCTGGCGCCGAAGCTGGCAGCCGGTACGCTGGCGGCCGCGACGCCGACGCAGATTTACAGCAACAGCGATGCGGACACTTATGCCGGCGTTGGCAGTATCGCGGCGGAAATGGCGCGGCACCTGCTGGCCACCAATCCTTATGCCACGCTGTGGCTGGTGCTGGTGGATGATCCGGCCGGCGCGAATGCGACCGCTTCGGTGGTTTATTCCGGGACGATTACCGGCGCCGGTACCGAGGCGGTGTGGGTGGATGACGAAAAGGTGGAAATCGCCACGGCGGCGACCGATACGGCAACGACGATTGCCGCAGCAATGGCGGCGGCGATCAATGCGCGGCCGTGGCTGACGGTGACGGCCGCAGCGGCGACCGGTACGCTGACTTTGACTTCTCGCCACAAGGGCTTGCTGAATAATCAGCTGCTGATCAACGCATCCGGCAGCACGGTGGGCGCGGCGCGGGCGGTGACGCAGTTTGCGAGCGGTACGCTGGCGCATGATGTGGCGGCGGCATTGACCAGCATCTTTACCGCCGGGCACAAGATCATCGCTTCGGCTTTCAACGATGCGACGACGCTGACGGCGATCCGCAATCATGTGAATACGGTTTCCAATTCGGTGGAAATCCGGGGTTGCCGCGCCTGGTTCGGCAGCAATGGTTCGGTGGCAAATTCGACTACGCTGGCCAGCGGCCAGAACGGCTGGCTGCTGCACGAAGCGCTTGCCCGTTACACGCAAAGCAAGGGTGCGCGCAGCGCACCGTGGAATATCGCGGCGGCGATGGCGGCGGTGGACGCTTTCGAGGAAGACCCGGCGCGTCCGCTGAATACCTTGCCGCTGCCGACGCTGGCGGTGCCGGATCGGGTGGATGTGCTATCGCGCAGCGAGCAGGAAGCCATGCTTTACGCCGGGGTGACGCCGATCGAACCGGGGCCGGGCAACCTGATGCAGGTGGTGCGGGCCATTACCACCTACACTACCAGCGCCGCCGGTGCGCCGGATGCGGCGCTGCTGGACATCACCACGCCGAAGACGATGTTCTACTTCCGCGAGCTAGTGGTGAACGACCAGAAAATCCGCTTTGGGCGCGAGAAGTTCTCGAAGCGGGTGGCGAACGCGATCAAGCAGCGTGCCTACGAGATCGCCAAGCAGCTGGAAGACCTGGAAATCCTGCAGAACGTGGACGACTACAAGGATCAGTTCGTGTGGGAGCCGGATTCGCAGAACCCGAACCGGTTGAAGCTGAAGGTGCCCTCCCCTATCGTGCCGGGCTTGCACCTGATCGCCAGCCGGTTCGATTTGTATATTTCGCCGGCGAAGAACTAACGCTTTTTTAACCCAACCCCGCCCTCTCCCTTACCCTCTCCCAGAGGGAGAGGGGATCAAATTAAATGCGGGAGAGGGGGTTAAATAGGGTAATTAAAAGGAGAACGACATGGGTATCAGTACCAAGGAATATTGCGGCACGATTGTGCTGGAGGTGGACAGCGCCGAGTATGAGGTGATTTCGGTGGACGTGACGGCGAAATCCACGCGCAAGCCGGTGAAGACGATGAACAGCAAGCTGCGGCCGTTGGGCAGCACCTGCGGCACGTGGGAATACGATTTATCGCTGGAGTGCGCGATCCCGCTGGACGGTTCGGAGCCGCTCTGGAAGGACATCACGAACGCCACGGTGACGCTGTACCCTGGGTGCGATGCGGCCGGTGGCCTGCGCGAAATCTACGTGGGGTGCTGCGTGAGCGAGATCGGCAGCAAGTACACGGTGGAAACCGAGGCACGCCGCTCGATCAAGATGCACGCGCTGGACAAGCTGGAGCAATAAGCGATGAGCGATTTGCTGGAGCGGTTGAAGGCGGGGCGGGCGGCGCTGGGCAGCGTGACGGTGAACGGCGTGGCGTTCGGGCTGCGGCTGTTGACCGAGCAGGATTATTTCGAGGCCGGGCTGACGGTGGATGCGGCAATGAAGGCCAAGTCCATCGCGCTGGACGTGGGTACAGCGGATTTGTTCGAGGCGGAGAAGGCGGCGCAATTGACCTGCCGTTTCTTGGTTGATCCAGCCGATGGCAGCCCGGTGTGCGCCGATGCGGAAGCTGCCCGCGCCGCTTTTACGCGCGGCGAGAACGAGGTGGTGGTCAACGCTTACCTGGAATTCGAGAAAGCGCATTCGCCCAGTGGACGGACGCTGACGGATGCCGAGTTTGGTGCGCTGTTCGAGGAGGTAAAAAAAAATCCCGGGACGCCACGTTTGAACGATTCAAGTTCCGACACGCTGAAAAGGCTTATCACTTATTTGGTGAACCCGCCTGCCGCCTGACCGACGGGCAGTGGCTTTACGTGCTGGGGATGGTGATGGCGGAAGACGGTGACGCTAAGAGTGGCGAGGCGCAGACCAAGACGCGCACAGCCAGCCGGAGATTAAGCGACCCGGCGCCAAAATGAGCTGGCCGAGCAGCCACAGGGGAAAATAGACCAGCCAGGCGAACACACCCGCTGCCGCGCCCGGGCCATCCAGGCAGAGCGCCAGCCAGGCAAGCAAGCAAACCAGCAAAAGGTATGTTCCCATGAGCAATACGCTCCAATATATTCTGACGCTTAACGGTAGCCAGTTTAATGCCGGCGCCCGTACAGCGCAAGACGCGGTGGGACGGCTGGCTTCGCGCGGCAAGGCCCAGATCGCGGATCTCTCTCGCAGTGTCAGTGGACTTTATCAGCAGCTCAACGGTTTTTCGGCGATCTCCCAATTGGCGGTGGCGGCCGGCGGCATGGCGCTGCTGCGCAATGCGCTGGATGCCAACCTGGAGTTCGAGAAGAAAATCCTCGAGATGAAGCAACTGGCCGATATGACGCAAGCGCAGGCGGCCGGGATGCGCGATTTCGCCATCAAGAAATCCGGCGACCTTCTTTCCACGCCGCAGGAAATTGCCGAAGGCATGCGCACGCTGGCCAACGCCGGCATGAAGTATGACGCCATCAGCGGCACGATCGAGGAGGCCGCGCGCGCGGCGCTGGTGTTCCGATCGACGATTTCCGATATCGCCAACATGGATTTCGACATCCAGCAAAAATTTAACATTGACCCATCGCGTATGAAGACGATGCATGAGATGTTGTATTACCACTCCAAGCAGGGCCGGTTCGAGGCGAAAAGCCTGTCTTCCTTTGCTCCTGATTACCTGAACGAGATGCGCAAGGTCGGGATCGGCGGAGAATCCGGCTTGAACTTTGCCGGGGCGCTGACGCAGGTGATGCAGCAGATCGCGCCGGCAACGCAGCCGGGGGAAGTGGCGACGCTGATCAAGCATGGCCTCGGGCACATGACGATGCCGCATTACGTGAAGGGTTTGGCCAAGTTTGGCATCGACATCAAGAAATTCATGCCGAACGGCAAGTTCTACGGCGAAGGCGGCGTGCAGGGGATGCTGGATCTGGCCGATGAGATGAAGAAAAAGGGTCTGGATAACCCGTTCAAGATGGGCAAGGCCGGGTTCCGGGAGCAGTACACGCAGAATTTCTGGCGGCAAATGATGGATAACTCGGCCAAGATCAGGGAGCAGATGCAGTTGGCTACCAGCAGCGCCGGCGGCAACGTGATTGACCGGGACGTGAAGGAAATGAAAAATAGTAATTTCGGCAAGCTGCTCGAGGCTAAAGGCAGGATCGAATCGGCCAAGACCGGGGAATCTGCGACTAAGGCCACCGGCTGGTGGTCGAATGCGGTGAATTGGGCAAGCGAGCACCCATCCCAAGCGGCGGTTGGCGGGCTGGGTGTATTGATGGGCGGGCGGCTGGCGTGGAAGGGATGGAATGGTCGCGGCCAAGGTGCGGGAGGTCTGTCTGGCGGGTTGCCTGGTGGCGCGCAGCCGGTATTCGTGACTAACTGGCCGGGGGTGCCGAATGCCGGGTTGCCGGGGGCGGAAGGCAGCGCCGGCGGGGGGGCTGCCAAGGCAGGGAAGTTTTCGCGCTTTGGGGCGGGGATCAAGGGGGCGTTGAAGTTTGGCGCGCCGGTCGCGCTGGCATTTGGCGCGGCCGATGCCTACAGCACCTACAGCAACGATGCGTTGAACGCCGAGCAGAAAAAGCAGGAGTACAAGCGTGCGGCGGCTGGTACCGCTGGTTCGATTACCGGGGCGGCGATCGGCGGCGGGATCGGGGCTTTGTTCGGCGGGTTCGGGGCTGTCCCTGGGGCGCTGATCGGCGGCGCGATCGGCAATGCGATCGGCGAGTGGATGGTTAAAAACGATGCGGCCGGCGGTAACAGGCAACCTATCGTGGTGGAAACCAATTTACACTTGGACGGCCAGGTGGTGGCTAAAACCGTGAATGAGATCAACGGCAGGGAGGCGAGCCGGCAATGAGTTGGCAAGAGCGTATGTCGTTGCAGCCGGCATCTTTCCGGGGTGTTGGTTTCGATGTTATCCGAAGCAACGACGAGATCAATTACCGCTACGCGCAGCATAGCTATCCTTACAAGGCGGGCGCCAATATCGAGGATACCGGGCGCGATCCGCGAACCATTTTCATGACGGCGGTGTTCTGGCAGGACAATTACGAAGAGCTGCTGACAGCCTTGCTTGCAGTACTGGACCAGCCTGGCAGCGGGGAATTGATCCATCCGGTGTTCGGCGCCATCCATGCCAAGGTGGTTGAAATCTGCGCGCCGTTTTTTGCGGAGGAGCCGAATTACTGCGGGTTGCAGATACAGTGGATCGAGGATGCGCTGGATGCGCCGCTGTTTAACCTGGTGACGGTAAGCAACCAGGCGGCGGGGATTGATGCGCGGATCGATGCGGCGGTGGAGGCGAGTATCCCGCCGTTTGAGACTGCGATTGCCAAAACCGAGAGTTACAGCTTTATTGCGGACAAGGAAAACGCCTTGCAGGCAATGAAAACCGCTATTGATGAGATGCAGGCGAAGGTGCGTGCCCTGGGGGCGCCGGCATTCCAGGTACTGGGTTCGCTGACAGCCGATGTGGATTATGTGTTGAGCGCAGTTTCGTTTATCCAGGATATGCAGGGCGGGTTGCTGGCCAGCGTTGATGCGTTGTGGGGTCGGGTGCAGTTGGTGCAGTACATCCCGGCCATGCTGGTTGCGGTGCTGTCGCAGAACGGGAGTTCTCCCAGCACCAAGGCGGTGGTGCCGAGCTGGCAGGAGACGCGCGACCACATCCGGCAACCGATCCTGCAGCAGCAGTACGTTGATGCGGACAATGTGACGCGCGACCGGCATCCGGCGGTGATGGCGCAGGTGCAATTGCAGCAGGCACTGGCGCTGGCTCGGGCGGCGAACGATTTTCTGGCGAGCGATGAGGCGGCCAAGCTGACGCCACGCGAGATTGCGGCGGTGGCGGCCGAGGCGCGGACGGATATCGAGGCGGCGATGACGGCGTGGCGTGGGCAGTACCCAGACCTTAACGATGCACGGCCGGTGACGGAGGCGCTGAAGCGGATTGCGGTGGATCTGCAGGCGCTGGCGGAAAGCGTGATTAACCGGCATCCGCCGATGGTGCAGCGGGCGACCAATGCGCCGGGGAACCTGCGTCTGATCGCGCATTGGTGGTATGCCGATGCCTCCCGGGCGGATGAGCTGCTGCGGCTCAACCCGGAAATCCAGCAGCCCAACTTTATCGAGCCGGGTACCCGGATTAACGCTTATGCCCGGTGACGTCATCAGCCTGGAAGTGGGCGGGATGACGCGCGACACTTGGGAGAGCTATCGCATTGATTCGGATTTGCTGACGCCGGCGGATGGCTGGGAAGTGAATCTGGGCAGGATCGGCGAGGCGCTGCCGGCGTATATCCACGAAGGGGCGGACGTGAAGCTGCGGCTGGATGATGCGCTGATCCTGACCGGCAGCATCGACACGATCACCGATACGACCAACAAGGCGGCCGGCACCACCGTTGCCCTTACAGGCCGGGATGCCGGGGCGCTGCTGATTGATTGCTCGGCTGAAATCCTGACGCTTAACGAATCCACGCTGAAACAGATCATCACCAAGGCGGTGCTGCCGCTGGGCATCAGCAAGGTGCGGTGGCAGGCGCCGGAGAAGACGGTGCGCACACGGGTGCATACGGAGCCGGGGCAATCGGTGTGGGAGTGGCTGCAGGCGGCCTGCGAGGCGAACAATGTGTGGCCGTGGTTTGAGCCGGACGGGACGCTGGTGATCGGCGAGCCGGATTATACGGTACCGCCGGTGGCAACGCTGGTGCTGGATGGTGAGCGCACCAACGTGGAGGAGATGGCGGTGGTGCGCGACATGACCAGCCGGTATAGCCAGGTGACGGTTTACGGCCAAGCGGCGGGTGACGGTGAGGATGGCGTGGTGCACGTGGTGGGCCGGGCGACGGATGAGGCGGTGCGGGTGAAGCGGCATAAGGTGGTGGTGGACGGCAATTGCGAGACCACGGCGCTGGCCACGGCACGCGCGCAAAAGCTGATCGGTGACGGCCGGATGGCGGGCACCCGGATTTCGGTACGGGTGAGCGGCCACCGGGCGGGAAACGGGCAGGTGTGGACGCCGGGCATGCGGGCGGTGCTGGAGTGCCCGGACAAGCGGGTGAGCGGGATCTGGTACTTGATCCGGCGGACGTTGAGGCTGACCCGTTACGAAGGCAAGATCACGGAACTGCATTTTATCGAGGATGGCAGCTGGATGCTGCACCTGGCTTATCTCAAGGCGAAGCGCCGCAACGATTTCCACAAGCGGCGCGGGAGCTACGTTAAATGAACCCGAGCGCGATACGCAACCTGATTGACCGGGCGCTGCTGGGCGTGCGCCAGGCTGTGCGTGCAAAACTCTATGGATTGACTGGAAGCCGGATCATGCTTGGCCAGGCAGAGGCTTTGAGTGGCGATAAATTCCAACGCGCTGAATATTTCCAGCAGGCCGGTTTTCGTTCCAGACCTCTGAAAAATGCGGAGGTCATTATTATTCCTTTGCACGGAAAGAGCGCTCACGGCGTGATTATTTCCTGTGCCAATGGCCAGCTGCACGTGGCCAACATGCAGGATGGAGAGACAGCCATATTCAATGAAACAGACGGCCATTTCATCTACCTGAAGAACGGCCGTATCATCGAGATCAGCTGCGACACGCTGAATATCAATGCGGCGGTGGCGGTGAACATTAATTCTCCGGTGCTGCATGCGACGGCGAGCAGTTCGGTGACTTTGACCTCGCCGCAAACCACCATGAGTGGCAACGTGAGCGCGACCGATATCTACGCCAGCGGGACTTCAGTACGCGGGCACCACCATACCGAGCATGACGGGCCGAACACTTCCAGCGCGATTGCCTGACCTTTAGCCGGTTGCGCGACCGGCGTCGCGGTGTTGCCGGCGCCTGGTTAAACGCATGATGCTGCATCATGACGGCCGGCCTCCGACAACCTGGGATCGATCCCCGATCTGCCGATTATAGCGGCAGCTCCAGCTTTAACCTGCTCAACGCGGTTTACGTGCGCATTATCACGCCGCGCGGCTCCTATTGGGATGATGAGAACTTCGGATCGCGCTTGCACTTGCTGCAGCGCGAGAAGGATTTGTCGAACCGCTCGGTGCGGGCCAAGGAGTACGTGGCCGAGGCGTTGCAGCCGCTGCTGGACGATGGGCGCGCGGATAGCAACGAGACGGTGACCGAGCAGCGCGGGGATGGGCGGCTGCGGATTCTGGTCAAGGTGTTGCAGGCGGGCGAGCAGGTGGCCCAGCTTGAGTATTTCGTCGGGGTGGAGTGATGCCTTATACCACCCTAAATTATCAGCAAATCCGCGACAGCATCCTGACTTCGATGCTGGGGCTGAACAGCCAGATCGCGGTGGATGCGGATTCCGATTTTTATCTGCGCGCGAGCGGTGTGGCCAGTGCCTGCGAGGGGCTTTACCAGCACCAGGCGTGGATCGTTAAGCAGATTTTTCCCGATACTTCCGATATTGAAATGCTGGAGCTGCATTGCGCGCAGCGCTTGATCAAGCGCCTGGCGGCGACGGCGGCGACCGGCACGATACGCATTACCGGCACGGCCGGGGCGACGGTGCCGATCTATACGGCGGCGAACCATAGCAGCGGACTGGCTTATCAGACCTCGGCGGCGGGAACGATCGGGGTGGACGGTTCGGTGGATATTGCGGCGGTGGCGATGCTGCCAGGGTCGCTTTCCAACCAGCCGGACAATACGGCGGTGACGCTGACCGATGCACCGGCCGGCGTTGACAGCAATGCGGTGCTGCTGACGATGGGGAGCGGCTCGGATGTGGAATCTCCGGCCGCGCTGCTGGCGCGTTACCTGGACATCATCCGTTACCCGTCTGCCGGTGGAAACAAGTTCGACTGGCGGCGCTGGGCGAAGGAGGTGCCGGGGGTGGTGGATGCGTTTGTCTACGACCTGCGGCGCGGGAACGGGACGGTGGACGTGGCGATTATTTCGACCAGCGGGATACCTTCAACGCAATTGCTGGATGACGTGACGGCGCACGTGGAGAGCGTGCGGCCGGTCGGGTTGCGGGGTTGGATGATCCTGGCGCCGACAGCAAATGTGCTTAATGTGGCTGCCGATGTTGTGCTGGATGGGACGCGATCGCTGGCGCAGGTGTCGGCGGATTTTAGCGCGGCGCTGACGCTTTATATCGGTTCGCAACCGCCGGGCACGGTGATCCTTAAAAGCCGGATCGAGGCGATTCTTTCCAATATCCAAGGGGTGCGCGACCGGGTGGTGACCAGCCCCAGCGCCAACGTGATGCCGCTAGTGGATGCCAGCCACCTGGAGTGGGTGCAGCTTGGGACGGTGACGCTGACGCAGCCATGAGCCAACACGCCGATCTGCTTGCCCGCTTGCTGCCGCCGGTCAGTTATGACCCTGTGCAGCCGCGCCTGGCGGCGGAGCTGGAGGCGGCGGGGACGGCTTTGGACAAGGTGCAGGCGGATGCAAAGCTGTTGCGCGATGCGATGACGCCGATGACTTGCCCGGAAGCTTTGCTGGATGACTGGGAGCGTTTTCTTGGATTGCCGGCGTGCCCTTACCTGGACGTGCAATCCCGACGCGACCGCTGCACGGTGAAGATCAACCTTTCGCCGGCGCGGCTGGATAAGGACTGGTTTATCTGGGTAGCGGCGTTGTGCGGCTACCCGGGCGTGACGATTGATGAGCTGGATTACTTCCAGCTTGATTTAAGTGAGATGGATACGACGCCTATGGGCGAAGACGGCGACCAGTTCGTGTGGATCATGAAGGGTTTGCCGACCGATGCCGGGGTGGTAAAGCCGGCTTACCTGCCGGGCTGCGGGTTGGGGATCGAGGAGCCGCGCGTGGAGCTGTTCGAGCTGGATTACGACACGATGGACGATACCCCTTTTGCGGTGGATGCGCAGGGGACTTTGCAGAGTTTGATTGCCACGCTGAAGCCGGCACAGACGCTGGTACTTTTTGAGCCATAGGAGGCAATAGTTATGTGGAAACCCGCAGCAGGAGAATTCCCGTTTCCAAACCGGGCGGCGCTGCCCAGCCCGCTGGTGAATACCGTTATCAACGAGCTGGTGAACGTGGCGACGATGAACGGCGCAGCGTTGAGCGGATCGGGTGGGAGCGAGACGCAGATCAGGGATGCGATTATGGCTTATGTGGCCAGCATGCTTCCGACAAGTGTTGGTGACGTTACTATTGGATATACCACGACCGGGAATATTTCTCTTTCAGGCCTTGGCACACAGGCGGGAGGGGATTGGACTGCGGCTTTGGCCGCTGGCGACATTGTGCTGGCCAAAGACCAGGCGACCGCCTCGCAAAACGGTTGGTATGTCGCTGCAAGCGGCGCATGGGCGAGAGCAAGTTGGGCTGATGTGTCGGCGGAGGTTCAGCTTAAAAATGGATCGCTGACGCGCATTGCAGGCGGGGTAACGCTGGCAGATAGCTTGTGGATGTTGACGACTGACGGCACGATCACGCTGGGGACAACGGGTCTGACGTTTTCCAGGGAAGATAGTACTCCAGGAATTTATGGCCCTTTATCTGTTCCGACAGGGACAACTCTTACAGTCGGCAGTGCCAATTACCTTAACTACTACGTCGGCGTGTCGGCTGGGTCATGGACGATGCCATCAGCTGCAGCTACTCCCACCAGCAAACCTATTGCCATCTCCAATCTTGGCGTTGGCGTTTTAACGCTTAATGCGGTAGGCGGTAGCAACTTTTATGCTCGAGGGGTCGGTGGAGCAGTAACTATTAATTTAGCCCAGGGGGAATCAGTCTCGCTGGTTTCAGATGGGGCTAATTGGATACAGCTCAATGGAAATCAGGTGCCTCTTGGCGTCAACCAGACATATCAGGATATGTCTGGAAGTCGTGCTGTTAACACCACGTATACGAACAGTAAAAGTCGGCCAAGATTCGTGTTGGTTTCTTCTGGAGTTGTTAATTCAAATTACTATTTTTATATCAATGGATCTGCAGTAGCTATGAGAGGAAATACCTCAGGAACAAGTATAGGTGGGTTTTGTATGATTATTCCGCCCGGAGCCACCTATTCCATGAATGCGGCCTCCTACAACTATTGGTGGGAGCTAGATAGTTAGAAAGGATATTAAGACATGAAGCACTTTAAAGACCCAGTAAACGATGAGATATTTGCCTATGAAGAGGATGGCAGCCAGGACGACTTTATCAAGCCAGGGCTGGTGCCGATTTCGGATGAGGCGCTGGCGGTGCTTCGGGCATCCAAGGTGTCGGCCAGTGATTTGATTCGGCAGCAGATCGCGGCGCTGGAGGCGGAGGCGGATACGCCGCGCCGCCGGCGTGAGGCGATCCTGGGGATTGATGGCGGCTGGCTGGCGGGGGTGAATGGCCAGATCGAGGCGCTGCGGGCGCAGCTTGGGTAAAAGATGACAAGCGTTGTCAATAACACTGGCGTCGACTTGCATGATCCGCAGGGTAATGCGGCGACGGTTACCGTCAAGGATGCGTCCGGGGCAGATAAGATCGCCGCCGCAGTGGTGATGGTTGATGCCAATGGCGAAGTCAGTACGCTCGAGCTGGGCGCGGCATCGCTGGCGGCGCTGGAGAACATCACCGTTGGCGGTACCGTGGCCCTGGATTCCGCTTCGCTGGCTGCGCTTGAGCATGTCTCTATTGATTCCATTGCGCTCCCTGCCGGTGCGGCTACCGAAGCAACGCTCGCCGGCGTTGGCACATCTCTTGGGACTGATGGCGCCGCGCCACCGAGTATTGCCGGTACCGGTGTGCGCGGATGGTTGCGGGGCGCGTTTGAAAAGCTGGAGGCGATCCGTGCCGTACTGGCCGGCACGCTGACGGTACAGGGTACCGTCGGGATCAGCGGCACGGTGGCGGCCAACACTGGGCTGGCGCAGCCGCTTACCGACACGCAACTGCGGGCTGCTGCTGTTCCAGTTAGTGGCACGGTGGCGCTGGATGCTCCCAGCTTGGCAGCGCTGGAAAATATCAACGTGGGCAACTTCCCAGCAACACAGCCGGTATCGGCTGCCGCGCTACCACTTCCAGCCGGCGCTGCTACCGAAACGACGCTTGCAGGGATCAACGGCAAGCTGCCGGAGTTGTCAGGCGGGCGCATCCCGGTTTCACTTCCCCCAGGCGGTAGCGGCCTGACTGATCTGGAGTTGCGTGCTAGTCCGGTTCCAGTTTCTCTTGATGCAGCGGATGGCACACAGCTTTATTCAGGCACACTTAATACCGTTGGTGCGGGCACGCAGCTTGATACGACGGGATTCCATTCCGTGGCGATTCAGGCCTCCGGGGTTGGAACGTACACTTGCTATTTCGAGGGTAGCAACGACGGTACGGCTTGGGATGAGCTGATGTTCCTACCGCTGGATGATTTCAGCTTGCGCGATACCATTGTGATGCCGGGTAATTATTCGCTGAAGACCTCAACGAAGTACATCCGCTACAGCATTCAACAGATCACCGGTAACCTGACGTTAAATATCGTGGGGCGGGCCACGGCGGGGCCGTCCGCTGCCGAGAACCTCTCAATGGCTTTATCCAGCGAGCAGAACATGCCGCTGGGCGTATCGCTGAAGGATGGTTTGAAAACCGATGCGAATAAGGCGCTGGTGCTGAGTGACGGGGTGCAGTATAACTATTCGGCATTGACCGGAAGCAATGAGCCGCTGACTATTGACTGTACCGGGTATCAGTCTCTTTCTGTGCATTTGACGGCTGGCTCCGCAACAGTTTCAGCAAGCAATGACGGCGTAAACTGGGTGACACGGTACGTGTTCCCATCTGGCAGTGGGGCTTTGCCAGCTAGTTCTATTTCATCGGGGACAATAGGGTTAATACCCATCAGCAGCAAGTTTTATCGAATAACGCCTACAGGATTCCCCGCTAACGCCTCGATTGTATTGAAAACAGGCTCAGTCATCCCGCAGGAGCTTTATAACGGGTATGGCGTAACAAACATCACCCACGTTAATGGCACCCTTGTTACAGCCGGGCAGCTACCCGTAAGCCTAGCCAACATCAACGGTATAGCAACGGTTACCGGTGGTGTTGCCGGGCTTCTCGCCGTTGGGGGCAATACCCCGATTGGCGTTGGCCCCACATCCTACCCTGTGCTGACCGGAGGGGTTGATCCCTCCGGCCTTGCCCGTCGAGTTCTCACCGACAGCTACGGGCGTATTCAAACAACTTCCGTTGGCGTAGATCAGGCCAACATCCAACGCCAACTTGGCGTCATCAGCCCTACCTATCAAAACCAGCCCGCGCAGAATGTGCAGGATACCTCGCAGTTTGAAGGGGCTTCGCAGATTGAGCTGCTGGCGCAGATTTTGTTGGAGCTGAAAATTCTTAACCAGCAAATGTTTTCCATCCCGTTGTTGCTCAATTCGGGAGCCGTTAATGCGGACGAGCCTTCAGCATTCCGTTCCGACCCGACCATTTTTAACCAGTAAAGGAGAATTACCATGCTTGTGCAAGGTCAAGTAGGCCCAGTAGCTTCCACTCAGTCCCTCAGCCCAGGTATTCAGGCACCAGCCCGCGCGGGCAACATGGGCGATCTCATCGTGTCCGAACTTCACGGGCGGTACTACGAGGCAGCTTATCGCCGCGCGCTTTTCAACGCAGCTAATCAAGCTGCCCAGGCCACTTCGGTTGCACTTGCTACGGCTTATACCGGGCTGGTGCTGAGTAATCCGATTGGTTCTCCGGTAAATCTGGTGCTGAACAAGGTTGGCATTGCGCTGACTGCCGCGCCGGCCGCCATCGCGGCCATTGGCCTGATGGCCGGTTACAACAGCGGCGCCAATGTGACGCATACGACGCCGGGAACGCCGCGCAATAAATTCTTCGGCGCTGGCGCGGCCGGTTCCGGTTTGGTGGATACCGCAGCTACCCTACCGACTGCTCCAGTGCTGGTGGAGCCGCTGATGGGCGGGTTTACCGCTGCGGCATTGCCTGGCGTTGGCCCGGCTCTGGTGGACGTTGAAGGCGGGTTGATCCTTCCTCCCGGTGCCTACGCGGCAATCTACAGCTTAACCTCCATCACTGGCTTGTTCTCGTTCGACTGGGAAGAAGTTCCGGTGTAATCAACAGGCCGTCCCGTTTTTGGGGCGGCCTAGTTAGGGATTGCGATGACGACCAAAATCAAGATGCTACAGGGGCAGGAAGTTCAGGGTGTGACTTATGTGCCTTGGGACGTGGTGGTTTTTGATGCCGACGCGCTGGCGATGGATATTGTTTCGTCCGGGATGGCGAGCTTATCGTATGACGCCAGCAATAAAAACCACTCGGATGAGCTGGTTAAAATCAGCCAGGAACAATAGCCGTGCTGCTTTGGTTATGGCGCCGTGTTCCTTCTTTAAAGCCGCGCACTTTTTGCTTTAAGGGTGGGGACGTGACAGCGCTGGCTGTTTTGGATTCCGGTGTGATAGCCATCGGCGGAAGGTTTGATTCGCGGGCTATTGAAGCAACCAGGATGAGTTCTTGCGTGATGGCTGTTGGCGGGCAGCTGGATTCTCGGCCTGTTGGAATTTCCACTTTTTTATCGGAGCCGTTCTGTGTCTGTAGATGCTAGTTTTCTTGTCGGTTCGACGGTACGGATTCCGCTTGCTGTCCGTGATATTACCGGCCAGCTTGCCGATCCGGGTGGTTTGGTGCTGAGAATAAAGCCGGCTGGTGGCACGTTGCAAACCATGACCTATGGTGCAGGGGCGGATATTGTGCGCGATTCTATGGGGATGTATCACGCGGATATCTTGCTTTCCGTGCCAGGCGTGTTGCGCTGGCGCTGGGAGGCTTCGGCGCCTAACCAGGGAGCGTTTGAAGGTGCTTTGAACGTAGATAAAAGCGAAGTTGTTTAGAGAGAGCGACCGGAGCTGTGCGTCAACACGGCCCCGGCCACTTAGTACACAGAATAGTCCTGTGAGCCAAGCCAAGGCTCCCTGCCACGTCGACGCGGCAATGGGAGCCTAGCACAAACCAATACCATCAAGAAAGGCTCACGATGTCGGCTTTACCTATTATTCCCTGGCTGGGCGGTAAGCGCCGGCTGGCTGATCGGCTTATTCCACTGTTTCCACCCCATGAATGCTACGTTGAGGTGTTTTGCGGCGGGGCGGCGCTTTACTTCATCCGGCCGATTCCGGCCAAGGTCGAAGTCCTGAATGATTTCAATAGTGACCTGGTGCGTTTGTATCGAGTGCTGCAGAACCATCTGCAGGAATTCATTCGCCAGTTCGAGTTTGCTATCAGCAGCCGGCAGGTCTTCGAGTGGGAAAAAATGACCCGGCCGGAAACCCTGACCGACATTCAGCGCGCAGCGCGTTTCTATTACCTTCAGCAGCACGCCTTTGGCGCCAAAGTCTCTGGCCAGAATTACGGCACAGTCACTGAGGGCAGCGGGTTCGATATCACCAGAATCGGCGAAAGCCTGACGGCCGCATGGCGCCGCCTTGGTGGCACGAATATTGAGAACCTCGACTGGTACGATTGCATGAAACGCTACGATCGCGAGCACACCTTCTTCTATTGTGATCCTCCGTACTGGGAGACCGAGGGCTATGGCGTGCCGTTCGAGTTCGAGCAGTACGAGAAGATGGCCGAGTTCATGAGGTCATGCAAGGGTAAGGTGATGGTTAGCATCAACGACCATCTAGACATCCGCCGCGCCTATTCCGGCCTGACGATTTTCGACGGTGATGCGCTGGGGATTAAGTACAGCGTGGGAAATGCTCACGGCACGCCTGAATCCAGCCGTGAGCTGGTGATTACGAATTACGATCCGAACAATATGGGCGGGTTATTTTGATTCGGTGCTGCTATGCAGTGCGAGGTACTTTTGCTTTGTTCGCAATTATGTTTTCTGCTGTGAAAATAGCTTAAACTTAATTTATCTCGCAAATAGCGCCTGATTTTTCGCGCGCGGCTTCAAGTTACCTTATTTTGGGCAAGCAAAATAAGGTAACTCGCCAGTCGGGCGAGACCGACGATTTTGAATTGAAATCACTGGATGGCCGCTGCGCTTCGCTTGCTCGAAACTCGCCTTCGGCTCGTTTTCCGGGTCAAGCCCGGAATGACGAAATTCCCCTCTCCCCAGCCCTCTCCCGCTTGCGGGCGAGGAGGTTATTCGTCTCCCACAAGGTGAGAGGGGGTAGAGGCGAAAAACGCCTCCACATCGGCCACATCCCGCGTCCGCTTCATCGGTGGCAAACTCTGCCAGATGCGCTTGCCGTAATGCTTCTCTACCAGGCGGGGGTCGCAGATCATCAGCACACCACGGTCGGTCTCGTCGCGAATCAGCCGCCCGGCGCCCTGTTTGAGGGTGATGACGGCGTAGGGCAGCTGGTATTCCATGAAGGCGTTTTTGCCTTCGGCGTTCATCTTGTCGATGCGCGCCGCCAACACCGGATCATCCGGCGGGGCGAACGGCAACTTGTCGATGATGACCAGCGACAGCGCCTCGCCGCGCACGTCCACGCCTTCCCAGAAGCTTTGCGAACCCACCAGCACGGCGTTGCCGAGGCGGCGGAAGCGGTCCAGCAGCTCGCTGCGCGAACTCTCGCCCTGCAGCAGCAATGGATAGTTCAGCCCTTCGCGCTCGAAGGCGTCCTTGAGCAGGGCGTGGATGTCGCGCATGGCCCGCAGGCTGGTACACAGCACGAAGGCGCGGCCCTGGCTGGCGCGGATGGCGGGCAGCGCCAGCGCTGCCACTGCGGGCACGTATCCAGGACTATTCGGCGGCGGCATACCTTGCGGCACGTACAGTACGGATTGGCTGGAGTAGTCGAACGGGCTGTCCCAACGCGCGGTGACGGCTTGCGGCAGACCCATCTGGCCGAGGTAGTGGCCGAAGTCGCTTTTAACCGCCAGCGTGGCTGAGGTGAATATCCAGCCGCGCGGGTGACCTTCCATCTGTTTGCCGAAAATGTCGGCGATGGACAGCGGCGTGGCGTGCAGCTGCACCGACTGCGTGAACACTTCTACCCAGCGCACCAGGTTGGCGTTGGCGCCGGCCTGCCAGCTCTTGAGCTGGTCGCGCAGCAGCAGCGCGCGCTGCCAGCAGTTTTTCAGCACCGGGTCGCGCTCGGCCTGGGTTTCCAGCACGGCGGCCAAGGCTGTGAGCTTGTCCAGCATGGCGGCAAAGGCGTCGTCGAAACCCTTGCGTTCCAGCGCCTTCTGCACCGGCATACGCGCGCCGTCCAGGCCGAACACCAGACGGAAGTCGCGCGTGGCTTTTTCCAGCGCGGCAGTGGCTTCCGGCAAGGCCAGGCAATCCTTGGCGCTGGTGAGGTGTTCGGCAAAGGCGTCGCGCGCCAGGTCCATGATCTGGCTAGTGGAAACATCCTCGCCGAAGAATAGCCCGGCGGTTTCCGGCAGTTGGTGGGCTTCGTCGAAGATCACCGTGTTGGCGGCGGGCAGCAGCTCGGAAACGCCTTCGTCGCGCAGCATGACATCGGCAAAGAACAAGTGATGGTTGACCACCACCACGTCGGCCGCCAGCGCGCGTTTGCGCGCTTCCATGACGAAGCATTCCTTGTAATGCGCGCATTCCTGGCCGATGCAGTTGTCGCGGGTGGAGGTCACCGCCGGCCAGATGGTGGCGTTTTCCGGCACTTCCGGCAGCTCGCTCTTGTCGCCGCTGCCGCTGGTTGCGGCGAAGTTTTGGATGACGTGCACATAGCGCGCGTCTTCCCGATTCAAAAAACGCCCCTCGTTGGCGGCGCGCTCCAGGTGGAAGTGGCAGACGTAGTTGGCACGGCCCTTGAGCATGGCCACGGTGACCGGCACCTTGAGCGCGTCGCGCACCGCCGGCAGGTCGCGGTTGAACAGCTGATCTTGCAAGGTCTTGGTGCCGGTGGAGATGATGACCTTGCCACCCGACAGCAGCGCGGGGACGAGGTAGGCGAAGGTCTTGCCGGTGCCGGTACCGGCCTCCGCTACCAGCACGCTGTTGCCCTGGATCGCCTGGGCGATGGCCTGCGCCATTTCTAGCTGCTGCGCGCGCAGGCGGTAGCCGGGGATGGTTTCGGCCAAGGGGCCGTCGGCGGCAAAATAGCGGGAGAGATCGGTCAT